TTACAGCGCCAGACTTGGCTCGTAGCCCTTACCTCTGGCAGCAATACTATAACCGTCTCCCGCAAAACTATGGTATTGAAATGGCTCAAGCACCACTGATGGGTCCGACGATACGCGGCATATTCTCCTAGGAGCGCATAATGGCTAACGGTCTTCTTAGCGATTGGATGTCAGGCACGGGCGTGTACGGTAGCCCGAATGCTATCGACCCATCTACCGGCGTACCGTATGCCGATGTGCGTTCAGCGCAGCTCGGTGCTCTTGGCAATATCGGATCACTTTTAATCGCGGCAGGGCAGCCGATGACCGGTGCGCAGCGTGCTCAGTTGCTCGGTCAGATCGGCCCTCAGTTAAGCGGTATGCAAACCGACATCTACAACGCAGCACAGCGTCGCTTGATGCAGGCGCAGTTCCAAGACCAGATGTCTGCAAGAGCATCACGCGCAGCTTTGGCAGAAGAAGCAAAAGCAGATCCGTTGGCCTTTGAGAAAAAGTATGGGTTTAACCCGACTGGGTTGTCGGCAGAGTCATTGTCATCGCTTGCTCAAAAAGTTGCTGAGACAAACGCTTTATCTGGCCCAGAACGCGAAGCTCGTGCGAGAGCGGCTGGTGCGCTCCGTACATCCGCTACGATTACTCCTGATCAGGCTCTAGCGGCTGGCGGTGGTCCTACTGTCGAAGCAGGTGCAATGATTGGCAAACCAACTGGTGTAAGTCGTTATGACCAGTACATGGCAGCTGGTGACGCAGCGATGGCTCTCGGCACAACTGCGGGTGAAAAGGTTGCGCAGTCTTACTATGAGCTTGCGCAAAACTTTAAGCCTGTCCGTGAGAAACTTGGTCAGGGTGAGCGTATCCTAGTTGACGGTAAGGTTGTTGCTGAAGGAGCTCCAAAGCCTACTGAACTTTCTACTGATGAGAAAAACTACAATGCTGCCGTGCGCGGTGGATATACTGGTTCATTTTCTCAGTTTTTAACAGAAAAAGCGCGCGCATCTTCTGGTGCTCCGCAAAGCAAATTTGAAGAAGAAATTGATAAGGGACAAGCAAAGTTCTTTACTGATGCACGAACAGCTGCTGCAAAAGCATCTTCAGGCGCGAAAGACTTTGAACTTCTTGATCAGCTTATAAATGTTGCTCCGCAGGGGCCAATTACTGGCGCTCTTGCGCAACGGTTTAAGGGATTCACTAGTGCAGGTGCTGCATTTGAGTCTGTAGTAAAAAGACTTGCACCACAACAGCGTGCTGAAGGATCTGGGTCAACGTCTGACATCGAATATCAAGGTATGTTGGATAGCTTACCAAGTCTTTCAAATAAACCAGAAGCAAATAGATTGATCGCTGGAATGGCAAAGGCCAAGTTTGCTATTGATCAAGAGCGTGGCGCTGTAATCAAAGATTATGATACTGGTAAAATTACCAAGACACGGGCGCTAGAAAAACTGTATGAACTTAACTCACGCAGCATCATGACACCGGAATTACAAAATCTTATGGCTGGCGTTGGTGTAACTGCTGCAACTCCTGTTGCCGGAGGGTCTCTTTCTGGTGAAGGAAATTCTTTATTTTGGTCTCCTGAGGGGATGTAAATGGCTGAGACAATTACGGTTACTGGTCCAGAAGGTCTTTCAGTTCAATTCCCAGCTGGAACATCAAAAGATGTGATCAATAAAGTTATGACAGAGGCTTACAATCGAAAGATTGGAGCTAAAGTTGAACCTCAAACTGATGCTGAGATTGGTCGTGATGTAATCGGTCGTGTTGGTGTTGGTCAGGGTCTTATGATGGGCTTTGGCGACGAGATTGCAGCATACATCAGAAGCACCGGTGGCGGCACTACGAGAGGTAGAGCAACAGCTGCTGCTAAAGCGCGTGAAACTGGTGTACAGCCGCCGTCATACGAACAAGCACTTGCAGAAGAGCGCGCTGGTATCGCCGCAGCTCGCGAACAATATCCTAAATCTGCATTAGCGGCAGAGTTGACGGGCGCACTTGCGCCAGCTGTTGCGACTCTCGGCGCAGCTGCGCCGGTTACTGCTGCACGAACTGGAACACTTGCTGGTAACATTGTTCGTGGTGCTGGTTATGGTATGGGCGTTGGTGCCGGTACAGGCGCTATCAGTGGTTTTGGAACAGCTGAAGGTGGCGCTGGAAATCGTGCTCTTGGTGCAACACAAGGAGCTTTGATCGGCGGTGTTACTGGTGGTGTTCTTGGTGCGGCGGTTCCAGCCGCATCTGGGTTTGCGCAATCACTTTTTGCATCTCCTGAAAAAAGAGCAGCACGCTGGGCAAGCAGTCTTCTTGAATCTGAAAATCTTACACCAGCACAGGTGAAGGCAGATTATGCGGCAGCGCAGGCTGCTGGTGTAAAGCCAGAGATCTTGGCTGACATTTATCCAGGAAGCGGTATTGCAAGAGAGACGCAGCGTCTTATCACATATCCAGGTGCTGACCGTAGAACTTTGACAAAAGATCTCTATGAGCGCGCGAGAGAGCAAGGACCGCGTATTACGACAGAGTTCGAGCAGGCTCTTGGAACGCAGCAAAAGATTTTCCCAGAGTTTGAAGCGCTTGAAAAAGCTCGTCGGACTAATGCTGCTCCGTTGTACGCTCAAGCATATCCAGAGCAAATCAGAAACAAAGCTCTTGATGATTTAATTACACGCGCACCGGATGAGGCATTCGCAGAGGCTCGTAAGGCAGCGCGTTATGAAGGGTTAGATTTCCCAGATCTCGTCGGAACAAATCGGCAAGGCAAAAGAGCAGTTGTGTTTGATTACACAGTCAAAGACATTGATATGCTTAAGCGTGGTCTTGATGACATTATCGAAAGAAATACTGACTCAATCACCGGCAAACTGAATAGTGAAGCTCGTCGCGCAGTTTCACTTAAGGATGACATATTGAACGCAGTGGATTCTCAATCACCTTCATATAAGATGGCTCGTGAGGCATGGGCTGGACCGTCTTCTGTTATGTCGTCCATGAAAAAAGGTCAGATGCTATTCAATGAGCGGTCAGAAATTACTGCAAAAGAAATCGCAAAGATGACTGACAGCGAAAAGGATGGGTTCCTTATTGGTGTCCTAGATGCTGTTAACCAGAAAATGGCAAATACAGCACAACTTGGTTCTCGCGATGTTGCGGCAAAATTCTTAACTGGTAACGCAAAAGATCAAATCAAAGCAGCATTACGCGCAACCAATCGAACAGCTGATGAAGCCGAGAAACTGGCTAATCAGTTAATCGATAATCTTGAGCGCGAGTACCAGATGCAGATGACAACTCGTCTTGCGACACCATCAGCTACGTCTCCTCTTGCTGAACAGCAGCAAGCATTTCGCGCTACGACTGGAGCAACTACTGGGTTCTTAAGTGATCTGAGGAGCGGTGGTGTGAGTTCCGCTCTTGCAGGGGCGTTGCAACGCGGCGCAGAAAGAGCGTCTCTTGGACTGACGCAGCAAACACTTGAGCGTACGAATAAAGCGTTAACACCTTACTTTTTTGGTCGCAGCCAACCTGAAGTGAATACCGCAATGGATATTCTTCAACGGACTGCCCAAGAACAAGGTCGATATGCGACACAAAGAAATCTTGTTCCGGGTCTCATTGGTGGGGCGACGAACGTATTAGCAGGCGAAATAAATCGGTAATTGATTAAGCATAAGTACGACATACTCGACATCGCGCGTTTCTATTCAAAGGTCGATGTAGGGAAGAGAGATGACTGCTGGTTGATTAACGGGACAGTGCCTACCATTGACGGATATGGCACTTTTTCGATCAACGGAAAATCGATTCGCGCTCATCGTTTTTCTTACGAGGTATTCCACGGGCCAATACCTCCATCTCTCGTCGTTCGGCATCGATGCGATACACCGCTCTGTGTTAACCCGTACCACCTACAGACTGGCACGACTGCCGATAACGTCATGGATCGGGTGCTGCGAGGAAGATCTGCCAAGGGTGAAACGAATGGACAGTCCAAAATCACAGCAGACATCGCCAAGAAGATTTTCCTAGACCAAAGACCGTATAGCCAGATCTCAGTAACCTATGGGTTACACAAATCGAGCATCAGCCAGATCAAGCTCGGCAAGACGTGGTCTCATGTGACGGGCAAGAAGTTTCTCCCAAAGTGAAAAACTGATACTATTTCAATGCGTTGAGCAAAGCTCCGCACTGCCCGACCTCCCCTGGGCAGACGGCCCCGTGTCCCCCATCAGGCACGGGGCCAACTTTTTTCTAGTTATCCACAGGTTTTTGAAATAGCTATTGCGTATAAAAAAATATACGTTATGGTCGCAGATGTCGGCGATGGGACCGACCAACACGGAGACACGGAATGACTGACCCTAATCCACGAGTTGTCCAACTACTCATAAATCTGCTTGCGATAACTCTTTTCTCGTTTATCGTATTTGGTCTTGCATACATCGTTGATGGGTACGCGAAATGACCTCGGTAGACTGGAGATCGCATTACAAAGATGTGCGGCTACGGCTGCGTGCTGTACCGCAGCGCAACATTGTTACGATTAAGGTAGAGGAGCCACCTGCGCCAGAACCAGAACCTGTACCAGAAGTGGTACATGTCGAGCCAGAACCCGCACCGCTTCCACCAATCGTCGCACGGCAATTCACGGAAGCTCATCAGGTTTTGCGAGCCGCGAAAATCTCTGTGGTTCCACGGTGGAAAGAAATTCTGAGAGAAGTATGCGCAAAGCACAAGATTCACCCAGAAGCCGTTACTGGCAACTCGCGACAAGCGCCCTTGGTAAGATGTCGCCGCGAAGTGTACTGGCGACTGAGGACAGAGCTGGGGATGAGCTTGTCGCAGATCGGGCTGAAACTGAACAAGGATCACACCAGCGTTCTTTACGGTGTGAACGAATACGCGAAAGCATTGGGGAAGCAATGATGGACCATAGAGACGTACTTAAAGAAGCGCAGTCGCTTTTATCGCAACGCGGCAACGCATACGGAACAGTGCAAGAAAACCATGACAGGGCTGCAACGATTCTCAGCATTATGACTGGGCGCAACTGCACACCGTATGACGTTGCACTCACTCTGCTTGCAGTGAAACTGTCGCGTCTTGCGCACAGACCAGATCACCACGACTCATGGGTTGACGGAATCAACTACATGGCATTCTGCGCAGAGTTCACCGGCAAGGATGCACCACAAGCGGTGCTCGATCTTGCGGTGAAGAAGGTGCAGGCAAACTTAAACGAAGCACTCAGGGGAGAGAGCAATGGTTGAAGTTAGAGCAGACGGGCCAAACGAATATGTCATCCTGAGAGACCATGCGGTCGCGGGATGGGTGCAAATGGCACGCGATAAGAAATACCGCGCACTGACAGTTGATGGGCATCTCACGCATCACTGGACACTCACATCAGCATTAGCAGCCGTCGCAGATGACGCAGAGGACATCGAACTCCATGCCACAGCAACTCAGTAATATCCCCGCATCAGAGTATCACTCGTGGGATGCGCTATCAGCGTCAGGTGCAAAGCAATTACTCAGATCGCCAGCACACTATCTCGCAGCAAAAGAGCAACACCGCGAACCAACACCGGCAATGAAATTCGGAACACTGGTTCATGCAATGGTGTTGGAGCCAGAGACAATCGACACCGATTTCGCAGCAATGCCAAAGATTGACCGGCGCTCGTCAGCTGGTAAGCAGCAAGCTGAACTCTTTGCAGCGACGAACGCGGGTAAAACCGTTGTCGATTTCGATGACTTTCAGCGAGCACAGCGTGTCGCAGAAGCAGTGCGAACACATCATCTCTATAAGGAACTCTTAGAAGGCGCGAGCGTCGAGCAATCGTTCACTTGGGAGCAACACGGTGTGCCGTGCAAGGCTCGCATGGACGCGATACAGGGATCGCTTATCGTTGACCTGAAGACCACGCAGGATGCTTCACCTGATGGCTTCGCTAAAAAGATGGATGGATTAAAGTATTACGTTCAGGCTGCGCATTATCTCGATGGGTATATGCACACCACTGACTTCGAAGCCAAAGACTTCATCTTCATCGCAGTCGAGACAGAAGCGCCATACGCTATTGGCGTATACAATCTCGATATGGTCGCGCTTGAAGCTGGTCGGCATAAGATGGCTCTAGCTGCGGAAGCGTACAAGGCAACCAAATCAGCAACTGCGTGGAAGGGTTACTCGCCGCTGATACAGACACTCAGTGTTCCGAGATGGGTGAACCATGAATGAGATCATCGATGAGCTTGAGAAAGCCCGTATCGAGTCTGGCATGAGCACGCGTGAGCTATCAGCGAAAGCAGGGCTAACACCATCGCACTGGTGGCAGATCTCGAAGCGCAGCAGATCAGCGAATTTCGATACGCTGGCACGCATAGCTGATGTGCTTGGGTATGCCATCGTCGCAATACCAGTACCGGTGACAGAATGACTGACTTAGATGACTTCATTGTAAGGCCAGCAACCGATAGGGATCTTTCCTATATCGATTATCTACAAAAGAAAAATGCAGAGGAGTTATCATTTTACCCTAAAGTAGTATTTGAACGCGAAATTAAAAATCAACGTGTAGTTTTGGCAGAGTTCAACAATGAACCATGCGGTTACTTATATCACGGTGCTTTTGGAGAGATCTGCCGCGTTCACCAAGCGTGCATACAGTATGACTTACGCGGTCAGCTATACGGAGCAAAACTAGTACGTCATTTAATTTCTCTATGTAAGGCGGCAAATTCAAGTTCAATTTCGTTGCGCTGCGGCAGCGATATTGCAGCAAATGGTTTTTGGAAAGCGATGGGGTTTGTGTGTGAGTCAATTAGCCAAGGCGGTGTCCGTAGAATGAGAGACATCAACCATTGGAAATTGTCACTTCAGCCACAACTGTTCATCATTGGGGTTGAGCCATCAACGAAACAAAAGGATGCGTCAATCTGGAGAAAGCGCGGGTCATTAAAGATTTCATCGTTTAAGCGTGGCGATGCTTTGCAAGAATATCGAGAACTTGTAATTGCAGAGGCAAACAAAAAGAAAGATGAAGAATGAAGATCTGCGGCATCGATCCAGGAGCAAGTGGCGCAATAGCGATACTCGATATGGAGAAAGGATACCTGTCAGTCATCGATATGCCGACGCACCAGATCGAGCGCAACGGTAAGACGAAGAACGAGATCTCTGCGCAACTTGTTGCACGGTATCTCGACGACCAAAAACCGGATCACGTTTGGATCGAGAAGGTTGGTGCAATGCCGGGGCAAGGGGTAAGCAGCATGTTTCAATTCGGTCGATCTGTCGGGACAATCGAAGGCATCATCGCTGCATTACGTCTACCCATCTCTTATGTCACGCCGCAGAAATGGCAGAAGGCATCTGGGATGCGTGCAGGCAAAGACGGATCACGGCAACGCGCGCAGGAACTCTTCCCAGCTTTTGCCCAACACTTTTCGCGGGTGAAGGACAACGGAAGAAGCGATGCCGCGCTCATTGCGTGGTACGGCGCAACACAGAATCCCTAATGAGAGAGGGAACAACTCTCATCCGCACAAGGTCACGGACTGACCTATCAGTAACTCTGAAGGAGTAATTATGTTGAGCTTTCCACAGCAAGCATCAGGTAAACCGTGGGCGCGTCTCGACGCACGCACAGGCATTCTCTTTGTCTCGTCAGCGGATGGTGAAAAGTCTGCCGTAGACATGAAGGGGAAAGTATTCGGATTAGACATCGCTAACGCGAAGCAGGGCTGGTTGATGGTCGGCGCTGCGGGTGTGGACTGGCAAGAGGTCAACGGTGCATGGGGTAATCCACCATCGCCAGACCACAAGCCTGGAGTAGATGTGACAATCTACTCGAAGGACGCGTCATTCGGAGACGCGCCATTCCGTAGCGCAAGAGGAAACTCGCGCGCATGGACGCAATTCGTTGCAGATGTTGCGAAGAAGGCAGGAGCAATCCCTGCCGGTAAACTCGCAACCTTAAAGGTTGATGCCGTGAAAACGATCAAGGTTGGTCAGGGCACATCTGTGCAGATCGACTTCACTCTTGCACCGAAAGAGAAATGGTTCTCAGCGGAAGAGCAAGCACCAGCTCCCGCTGCGGCACCAGCTCAGGACGACGATGAGTTCTAAGTAAAAAGAAACCCCCGTACCGGAATCCGAAGCCAGTGCGGGGGTTGAAGTCAGGGAGGACACCCTCTCATTCAAAGGGTAACATCGATGACACTACAAGAAACAAAAGAGATGAGCAACAGCGCGAGTTATACGATGTCGCTTGCGTTCGCAGGTGGCGGGTTCAAGGACACAACACTCGTGCCGCGCACATATACGCTCGCTGCGTTGAGCGACAGATTAAAGCACGTCAAAGTGGGGCAAAAGGACGGGTCATACCTTATCCGTGGCGGTGATCTCTCGATCTGCAAAAGGTCTGACGAGAACCTGCAATCAGCGGAACTGATTATCCTTGATGGCGACTCGTCCATCGATCCAGAGACTGGCGAGATCCTCACAGGCGCACCGTCATTCCATACCGTGCATGAAGCGCTGAAGGAGATGAACGTCGCGCACATCATGCATACGAGCCACAGCAATCGTGGATCTGATGGCGTTGTATCGTTCTGGAAATACAGAATCCTCATCCCTTGCAAGATGCAGTCGCAAGAGGAACTGACCGCTGCTGTCGATTACTTTATCGCAGAACTTCATAAGCGTCAGATTTGGATTAACGGTGTGAACGAAAACTACCGCTGGTCTCAGCCGTGGTTTCTCCCGCGCGTCAGCAAAGAAGAAGAACGTGAACGCTTTGTCCATCGCGATCATCTCGACGGATATATCTTCAACATCGATACCGCAGTCTCTTGGCAGCGCGAGACAGAGCAGCAAAACCAAATCATCGACCAGATCAAAAAAACCGACTCAGCCGCACCGCCGGTGACGAGCACCACGATCTCGCAATTCAATGAGCAGCACGGTCTCGAATGGATGCGAGCAACTCTTGCCTCGATGGGCTACCGCTTCAGCCATTACGATAAGCGGAATGACGCATACCGATACCTGTCACCGACGAGTCAGACCGGCGCGGCAGGGGTGCTGCTGTTCAAGGGAAGCCGAGGCGACTGGGTCACCTACTCGCATCACGGGGCGCACGACATCCTGTCTCAGAAAGTGGTGGACCCGTTCGCTTTATACGCGATAGCAAATTTTTCTGGGGATAACTCTGCCGCACTCCGGTCGCTGCAACCAAGAGAAAAGAGCATCACGGAACAGCTCTCGGAGATGCGGGGTCACAGTGCCACCATTACTGCACCGCAACAAGATAATGCTGCACCGCAAAACAAAAAGCGCATCGAAATCCTGCGCATGGACCAGCTCACCGACGAGCCGGTGCAATGGCTGATAGAAGACCTGATCCCAGCAAAGGCATTCGCAGCGATCTACGGCAAACCGGGCAGCTTCAAGTCATTCGTGGCAATATACCTCAGCCAGATGATCGCAGCGGGGAAACCGGCATTCGAGAAGCCGACTACTCAAGGGACGTGCCTATACATCGCAGGGGAAGGCCAAGCAGGGCTAAAGAAGCGCTCGGACGCGTCACGTATAGCCCACGAGATTGAGCCGTCTGTGCCTCTCTATTTCATTAAGAGAAGCCTGAACCTTAGCTCGACGCT